ACTTAAATAATCATGCTATGGATGCGGTTAGGTATTATTGTCTAATGAATCTATCAGCCTCAATGACAGGCTTTGGATTCGCAAACGCAAAATAAATGCACGAGATAATACAGGAGATAATCAATAATGGTATAATTCATAACTATTACCACAGGACTAAGGAGGTATCAAAATTAGCCTATACAATTAACACAGGCAAAGGGCAGGAAGATATGCTGACCTCACTACGCAAGAGAGAGAGCAAAGAGCAGATGCAACAACGCATTGATATTACCAATTCAATTACTCAAGTGCCTGTGGCGATTACGACCAATTATTACAACAAGGTTAGGCGAGTATCTGGAGTCTTAAAGAGGATAGACAGTGAGGATAAGGAAAGGTTAGAGTTGTTAGAAAATCAAGTAAAAAATTTCCATGAGCATCAGAGTCTGGAGGAGTATATACATGACACCCTTAGTCATTACACTTTCTATGACCCTAATGCTTATTTATTAATATTACCAGAAACCGTATATAACGAAACAGGACAAGCCGTTGATTTAGACATTAAGCATAGTATAATAAGGTCTAAGGACGTTTTGTATGTTGATGAATACAAGGGTAATGCCCAATGGATTATCACTAAGAAAGAACGATACATCAAGGATAAATACGGCAGGGATATAGAGGTATATGATTATTGCTATTACGGTATAGGGATGGTCATAGAATACATAGATGTTACAGAGGGTGGAGAAGTAGGGGATTTAGGTACAGTTACTCTGGAGAATAAAAATAAGCAGGTAAGAGAGTTTGCTATGTTTGAATATCCAAACAATTCAAAGACATGCCCTGCCATCACTTTAAGGTCTTATCTTGATGCCCAGACGCACAATAAGACAGGAGTAACGCCTTTAGAACCTGCAATGCCATTATTAAAGAAGTTGATTAACATTAATAGTCTTAATGACTTAGTTACTTTCCTGCATACTTTCCCTAAGAGATTTGTATTAGCGAGAACCTGCCAAGATGACCAATGCGACAATGGTTATTACCCGGACATGACTATCTGTCCGAGTTGTAAGGGAACAGGAGCAGACCATCACACATCAGAGCAGGACATTGTAGTTATTACTGTTCCAGATGGTGCGTTAGCCAATGAGTTGCCAGACCTACAAAGGTTCAGCCATACAGAGCAACCAGACATTGCTACGCCACAGTATTTAGATGGCAAGGTCAATGATTTAATTAGGTCTATCCTATTAGCGATATTCAACCAAGAGGTATTCAGTATGGCTGAGATAGCCAAAACTGCAACAGAGAAGATGCTTGAGTATCAGAACATTTACGATAAACTGCAACCATATACCGAGCGAATAAGCATAGTATATCAAAGAGTAGTTACGTTGATGGCTGATTACTATGAAATAGAAGATATAGAGGTAGAGCATAGTTTCCCTTTAGACTACCAATTTGAAAGCGAGGTAGATTTAATAGCCAGATACAATACTGCCAAGACCGCAGGTTTGAGCCAAGAGATATTGAACAGTTACGAAACCAAGATATTGGAAAGGCAGTACAGGAATAACCCCTATAAAATCATGCTTGAAAAAGCATTGATGCAACACAAACCATTTAGCGACAAATCAGAATCAGCCATTATATCTATTTTAACCAACAGGGCAAATAATGACTACGACAAGGTATTATGGGAAAATTGGAGCAAGGTGAGAGAGATAATCAGCAGGGAGTTTGAGGAGTTTCCATATTCTAATACAGATAGACAAATTCAGATAATGCAGTCAATAGTTGAAGATATTACGCAATCAATTAACTACTTACAACCCTTAGATGCTCAAATAGTGCTTGAATGACAGAAAAGGACATCAGACAAGATATTGACAGGCTAATAGGCAATGAAACTGATAGGCTTGAAGCACTTATAAGGAGAATAGAGAGGTTATTGTATGATGAGTCAGTTGCAATTTTAGATGAATTTGATTACATAGTTGTCAACAATACCCCAACCATTGCCAATAACCCTAAAAATATGCGCTTGGCTACCGTTAAGGCAGGGAGTCGTTTAAAGGGCAAATACGAGGCAGTTAAGAGGAATATTATCCAAAAGGTATATGACATAGCCAAAAAGGTAATAAGGTCGTTAATCCTGCTTAAAACGGCTCAAGGGACACCATTAAGTGAAGCACAACAGAAGTCAGCAGAAGAGATAGTATTTTTAAGGTATGGGTTCAACGCAAGAACAGGCAAGTTAATCAAAGGTGGCTATCTGGAAGCCATTACTGACATTCAACCTGTAATCACTCAGACCGCAGGGGATATGATTAAGGCAATACAGAGCGGAGAGGGGGTTATTAACTTTAAGAGAAGATTCGCTCAGCAATTCATGAGTGGAGTACAACAAGGGTATTTGACAAGGTATTTTAACAGGTGGACTAATGACATCTTCCAACAAGTTGATGCAGTTACTCAGTTACAGTTAGCAACGGAATTAGGGCAAAACTATGGTATATATGCAGGGACAATAAAGGACAATACCAGATGCTTTTGTAAGGAGCGAATTAACCATATCTACACAAAAGAAGAAATGGTGTCATGGAATAACCTATCTTGGAAAGGAAAGATTAAAGGTGGCAACGTATTGATAGATAGAGGAGGTTATAATTGCCGACACACTATTAATTGGGTCAGCGATGAGATAGCAGAGAAAATAATTGAAAATCAACAACTAAATACTTATGAATTATGCTAATTACATGGGAACAATTAGGGGCATTGATGACAGGGAAAGAGAATGGGAAATAGAAATGAATATTGTAGCAAGGTCTTATGAGGAGGCTTTAGGATGTATGGATATAATAGTATTTCAGCATGGCATTGAGGATTATGAGGCAGATTTTTACCAATATATTGAAACAATTACAAGCAACGTAAGTGTGCCTGTGCCATATATAGATAACTGATGTATTTAGATAATTGGCAAGTTTATTTAGTTCATGATACTTTAGGAGAGAAGATGGCATCTCCTAAAAATAGTGATTTTGTGTTTGTCTATGAGGAGAAAGAAACCAAGTATAACATTAGGCTGATTCTTGACACTACATTGGTTTTTACAGGAGATGACTACTCATACATTATGGATGCTATTGCCATTAATGATTGTCCAGATATTACCGTAGATATTAAATATAGAGGGCAACCTTTTTGGAGTGGCTATATTAACACAAGGAAAGCCAATTTTGATTTAGACTCCTGCCGTATTGAAGTCAAGCCCATAGCACAAGACTTGCATGATTGCTTAGATAATATCTTAGAGGAAGAAGTCAATATCCTGTATCAGAACATTAACAGGCAGACAGTCTATCTGGGCTATCCTAATGCTGACCTTAATATTCAAACCTGCATATTGGGTCAATTTGACAATGTAGAGATAGTTGATAACATCTTATATCAAGGTGGAGACCCTGTTTATCAAATAGGCGATGCTCCAGACTTTACAACCTGTGGATTAGGGGCAGAGAATGGTTGGTCATTATATCAAGAGAAAATAGAGTTGATTAGCGTTAACCCAGATGGAACGTTTACAGTAAATGTTGAAAACAAGTATGTAAGAGAGGAGGTTATTTTAGATTGTGTTGGAGGTGTTCTTCCAGATGCACCAGATGATTTTGTGCTTGTAACCAATAATTGTGGAGTAGATGGAACGGCAACTTATGGCAGACCTCCTGTTGTGTATGAATATCAACGCACAGGCTATCTAATTACAAGCCTTGAAGTTGACCCATTAACTTGGAGCAGTTTAGACGAGGGAAGCAGTAGGATAATAGATTATAGAGTAAGCGGTTATACAAGTGTTGGCAACATCACATCGTATGGCAGAGGATTAAAGTTAAATGATGTAATAGAGAAGTTGACAGAGGATTGCGCATTAACGGTAGTTAGCAACTTTTTGGGCATCAATGCAGATTCAACACAACCTGCCAATAATGTATACATCAGAGCAGTTAATGAGGCGCAAAACCTAATTATATGGCAGAAGTCAGACATTAAGCGACCAACGGCAAGTGCAGGGGCTACCAATGGCAACACTACCTTACAAGAAGTGCTGAATATGCTAAATATGTTTAACGTTACCTATCGTATTGATGGCAGTAACTTAAGGATTGAGCATATTAGTTATTTTGAGGCATTAGAAAGCGATGGAGACGATTTAACTGCATTATATCCAAGCAGGGTATCATTTAGGAATAAATACACCTACAATGATGTTGACTTAGTTAGGCAAGAGAAGTTTTCGTGGATGGATGTACCCCAAGACATAGACTTTGTAGGGCAAAATATAGTTTACCCTAATCAATGTGCTGAGGGAACAAAAGAATACGAATTTGGCAGGGTTACTACTGCAATAACTGAGATAGAAGCCAACCCAGATAACTTTACTGATGATGGATTTGTCATTGCCTCTTGCTTCCAAGTTGGCAGTGATTATGGTATTAACTATGGTCTGGGGGAGATAACAGGGGATAACAAAGCGAATGCCCCATTGAGTTTCGCCAATCTTCATGCTAATTATTGGACATATTATAGACCATTTAGTGAGGGTAGATTGAATGGTTCATTAACCACGATGGATAGTGTAATACCTAATAAGAGGCAAACAGGCATAACATATCCGATGTTGCCAGATATATTCTTGGCTAAAAATTGGGCTACAAAGATTAAGTCAGAGTTAGGATATGGAAGAGCAGAGAAGATTACATACAGTGCATCAAGTTGTATAGCAACTTTAGAATTATTAATTGAATAACATGGTAAATAGAATTAATCCAACGTGTCCTTTACCTTTTTATACTAATCTGAATCAGCAGTCAAGTAAATACTATTGGGATGCAGGTTATGTTATACCTGTAGATAATAGATATTTGATGCCGTTTCAATTCAGAGTGGCAGGGGAAATATCATTAATAACGGTGTTTGATTTAGTGCCAATAACAGGCACAACCATTAATCTTAACCCATCTTTGTTATTTACGACATATCATGAGGGCTATACTTATATATCGTATAATCAATTAGACACAGGAGCAGACCATCCATGCGGAGATTACTACATCCAGATATATGCCAACTCAATTAACTACTACTCAGATATTGTTAAGTTGACTAATTGGGATGCAACAGTAGATTATGAAAGATGGTGGAAGTTAAGTTATCAGCCATCATTCATGACCTTGCATGATAGTTACTTTTCAACAGTATATACTCCTGCAATATACATAGAGGGTTATTTAGATTACCCAGAGATAGAGAGGGAAGAGGTTATAGACGTTGACCAATCTGGATTACAGACATTGAATACCGCTTACACGAAAGAGCGACAAGTGATAGTAACGGAAGCCCTGCCAAACCAGATGAGATACCCATTAAGTTTAATTAGGGAACTTTCAACAGGGGTTGCTACGTTAGTTAACTTAAAGAATCCTGATTTAGCCTTTGGAATAGGAGAGCCAACATTTGCTTTTGCTAATGCCAACAATCAGTATTTTACACAGGGTAGGTTAAGTTTTACTGCTCAGAGGGATTTTGTCAATGCCTGTGGATTAGATGAAAGTGGATATGTAGCCTTTGGAGAGATAGAAGATGGGGATATAGCATTTGGAGAGGTGGTTGATGGAGATACAGTATTTGGATATTTAAACTAATTATATGAAAGATTTATTTGATAAGTACAAAAATGAAATAGAGCAGGGGGTATTTATTTTTGCCATCTTTGTTATTGTGATGTTGGTTTTACAGACAATATTCTTTTTATTCGGTTACTGATGGACATTAACGATTTTATACGGCAGTTTGAAAATGCAAAGGTAGAGATAAAGGCTAACCGTAAGGATGAAGCCCTTAGGATTGCTTTAGATTTAAAAGCCTTGATACAGTTACGCATCCAGACAAAAGGAGAGAACAGTCAAGGTGCTAAATTCAAGCCTTACACTAAAGGTTATGCTAAGTATGGCAGAGAGAATAAAGGTTATCAATCCTCTTATTTTGACTTCACAAGAACAGGCAGGGCATTTAGCAATATCCTGCCAGAAGTTGTTAAAGACAATGAAACCACCACGGAAGTATCAATAGGTGGTAGAAGACAATTAACAAGGGCCAAATTAGGCGGTCAAGTGCAACATAGGGGTAATATCTTATTGCCCAATAAAAGCGAATTAGACATGGTTAAACAGGCTAATATAGATAGGATTAAA